CCTTGATCAACTCAAGATCGACATCATCCTGGAATTTCTGTTCCGCCTGGAACTCTCTGATCGCGAGATCACCGGCGATTCTGGCGCTTTCGCGTTCGTCAAGCTGCTGCTGTTTCATCGCCGCAAGTTGAATCTTCTGTTCGTCGATAGCGGTACGCGCCTCGATATCTGCCATCTGCGCCTGCGCCAGCAACTCTTCCGGTGACGGTTTCGGCGGTTCGGGCGGCGGCGGCTCATAGTCGAGCGGCACCTGTTTGAAGAACTGGTTTGAATCGGGATAGCCGCTGATTTCCAGCATCTTAGCGAGCGTGTTCCTGATCTGGCCGAGTCCGACCAGCGGGTTGTTCGGCCCCATCTTCTCCATCGCTTCCGTCTGGCGCGTCACGACATTATTCAGCACAGCGAGTCGTTCGTCGATCATGCCGACGCCTAGCCCGACGTTCACGCTGCAATCCATATTGGAATCCCAGACGCGGGGATCGACGGGCACCCATTCGTCGCGCAATCTCACGATGCGTTCACGGTCTTGATGCGTGATAACGAGTTTGAGTACGCCCTTGAACATGCGCTTGAAGCTGTCAGCGAACAGTCGCGCCATCATCTCCAGATGCTGTTCAGCGCCACGAATTGTGGCGGTCACGGCTGCTCTGGTAGTCGATTGCAGGACATCGGGATCTAGGCCCTGGCTGGCGGCTGTCTGGCCTGTTCGCGCTTCCTTCATGGTGTCCAGATACTGGATCATCGGGAACGCGTCTTTGCCCAAGAACGGCACATCCAACTGCTGCACCATACCCGGCTGGCGCATTCTGATGATGCTACCGACCTCGGGATTCATCACATCGTCGATATTGACCATGCCCTCGACCACGCCAGTGCGCGGATAGAGCGCGAACGACAGCGAGTCGAGCATCCCACGCAGCACGGCACTTTTGATTTTCTGGATGTCTTTCGTCAGATCCGCGATATCGCTACCGAAGAATACATGCGGTTCCGGGTCGCAAGCGAACATAGCGAACGGGATAGAATCAGCCGGCTCGTTGTTCACCACCTCGTAATTGTTACCGACCGTGCAGACGCGCCTGAGTTCGGCTATGCCGTCGCCGTCGTAGTCGATGTAGCACCACGCTTCGGTATACAGAACGCGCTTGCGCTCATACGCCGATACCGGGCCAGGTACCTCGCTGTCAGCGTAGCGCGCCCAGTATTCATCGCTATCAACGAACGCGAACTCGTCCGACAAATGATCGTCGAGTATCTCGCGGTCGTAGCCTAGCGCGACCAGATCCGAGACAGTCGCCATCGTGCGATGTCCGACGACCATAGCATCGTCGAGCGAGGTAGCCGCAGCGTCCACGAAGAACTCTTCGGGCGGCATAGTCTCGATTTTGACCTGATTGCGTTTGCGGTGGCGCTTGATCTCGACATCATAGACTTGCGGCACCGGCTGGCCCTGCGCTTCCATCTGCTGCGCCTGCTCCGGTGGCATACCGGGCGCTGGCCGGCCTTCAACGCTCACCGCTTCGACGCCTTCTTCTTGCAAGATCAGGCCAAGTGCGCCTTCGTCGAGTCCCTCGAATGTATGAGTATGCACTTCGATGGAATCGTCCCACCACCATTTGACGAATCCGCCTTTATTCATCAGCGCGTCCTTGAACACGCTATAGAATATCCCTATCGCATCGTTGTCCTGCTGGATGATGTAGTTGAGATAGTCGGTCGCCTGTTCGGACATCGCGAGATCGTTCGCGTTGCGTGGCACAAACTCGACGACCTTCTCCGAGCCGAAAAACACGCGCATCATAGACGGCAAGATGGCCTGCACCGAGTCTCGTACATCGCGGCTGATCACCTGGGACCGGCCATCGACTTCGTTACCGAACGGGTCGCCTCGGTAGTATCGGGTCGATTCGGCCCTGATAGGGCTGATATCGTCGTCGATGTACTGGATCGCGTCCGAGATGTAGGAGGAGACTACGGATTGTAGCTCCGCCTCGCTCATCCCCACGCCAGCTTCGGTTTCGGCTTCGTCTATGTATGCCACAGTCTCAGCTTCGCAGGAGAATCCACACCAAAAAATAGTTTAGGGCGCCGTTCGGGCTGTAGGCGCAGCGCGAACCGTATAGCTGTGGTCGTTTAAGATAGCCCGTGAGGCCACCACCTCACCGGGCCTGCCCCCTAAACCACCCCCACCAAATTCCGCTTAATCTTACTCATGTACCCACTCCCTCGTCCACCCATCGCTGTCCCGGCATCGGACGCAAACGTCAGAACGAACGCATCCGCAGAGTCGGGTGACGCTACACCTCTACGTTTCAGATCGGCTTTTGCTTCTATCTTCACTCTGCCGGTAGATGTATAGGCGTAACGCACGGTAGTCAATTCAGTTTTCAGCAACTCGTCTTTCGGTAGCCGCACATCTCGGCCTTCCAGCCAGCTTTTCGCTTTGTACCACAGTTCGGCGCGAAGGTTCAGGTAGTGGTGACCCATCGCGGGGCTTTCGCTGACATTGATCGCGTAAGCTGGCAACTCAAGCTCACGCAGTCTGTCGGCCACACCAGCACCCAACCCGATAGCGTCCACGAAAATCTCGGTAGGTTTTTCCAGGCTCGCGTCGTATTCGGCTTTGATCGCGCCCGTGAGTTGCATGGTATCGAGATTGCGCCACAAGCGTATCGGTTCAGTGACCGCGTTCCCTTTTCGCTTACAAAGCGCAGATGCATCGGCACCGAACCGCGCGACATCGACGCCCCAGATCGTAGGCCCGAACTTGGTAGGCTCGACATCGCGGCTGATCGCGTCTGCGACCAACTCCTGCGGGATCACCGTATCGTCGTCGCCTTTTGGAAATTCTCCGAGCACACGAACGCGGTAGGTATTCGATTCCTCGCCGTAGCGCAGCCGACATTCTTCGACGTATTCCTTCGATACGCGGCCCGTGCTCTCGCACGATATGTGAAACGTCTTCCAGCGATCAGCGAGCTTGTGGAACGTATCGTAGAAATAGCCGGTGCTCCTGATCGGGTTACCGGCGAGCACCATCGAAGCGTGATGCGCGGACATCGAGCCACCAGCAGATTCATAGACCTGTTCAGGCACACCGCTGGCTTCGTCGCAGATCAGCAGAACGTGATCGGCGTGTACGCCTTGCAACGCATCGGGCTGTTCTGCCCTGCTTGTTTTCGCCGTTATGAAATTGCGTTCGGAGTCAGCGATCAGTTCGATGCGATCCGATTTGATGTTGAACATCTGGCGGAAAGCGGGAGGCGACTGTTTCAGCCATGACTTCGCTTCTGGCAGAAACGCGTCATGCAACTGCGCTGACGTAGGCGCGGTGATCACGACCTTCGCATGGTAATGCGTGGCGATCCACCAGAGCGCGAGCCAACTCAGGCAACTCGTTTTGCCAACGCCGTGCCCTGACCTGATGCTGACACCGCGATTCCCAGCCGCTACCGCAGCCATGACCTCGGTCTGCCAGGGATCAGGCGTAGCGCCCAGCATTTCCTCCACAAACAAAGTGGGGTCCGCGCGCATCTCCTCCTGGCCGGGAAGCGGAACGCCGGTATTCACTGCCTACTTCTTCAGCGAAGGGTACTTCTTCTCGACCGCGCGCCTGACCTTCGACTGCTCGCCTTCGGTGCCGTGGGCCGCGACCATAGCGAGCGCCATGCGGGCGTGACCGATGTCGTTGATCGGGTAGGCTCGCTGCCTGGGGAGCGCAAACGAGGACGCCTTCATGCGCTTGCGTTGCTTGGTTGTCAGCTTCGCCACTAGTGCCTCCCTAAGCCCACATGGTAGTTAGTATTTCTGTTTACTTGTATTACTATTGTGCTGCATCTGTTCATAGTCCAGAGAATTTCTTGGGAAATTTGGCACAACAAAGCCATTTTCAGCACGATTCTAAGTGTGCTATGCTCTGGAGGGTTTATTCGGGGTCAAAACGAGGCCCAATCGCTTGCGTTGCCAGGGAAGCAGCTTCACACCCTGACCCAAAAGCCAGTCGCTTACAGACACAGCCGTTAGCTCGGTGCCGTCCTGAAGAGCAATAATGGTTTCAC